GAGTTGATAGTGTTTATAGCACTGAAGTTTCTAAAGAATAAATTGAGTCCATCTATAAGCAAATATCGCTCTGATTGTGGTATCTCTTCTCCAGTTTCTTGAATATTATCTAAGAGGTCTAAAAGGTGTTTTTTCATGTTTAAATTTTAATCTTCGTTTTCGAATAAATCAGAAGCATCTGCTTTCTCATCCCATTCGCTATTATCTTCTTGTATAATATACGAACCTTTTCCTAAGATATCAACCCATTCGGGAGAGTGTTCATCTTTGTATTTCTTGATTGCTAAAGCGTCGTCTTTGATAAATCCGTGAACTGTACTTACAATGGTTCCTTTTGTAGTAATACCGTTGATGTGATTTTTATCACATGCAATTTTGGTTCTTAATGCAAATTCAACTTTTTTCTTATCTTTAGTTGCTTCGATTTTTGAAGTACCTGCATTTGTAATGTTTCCAAATGTAAAACACAATGAAGCATCGTAATAGAATGTATCTCCACCTTTATTTGTCATTTTAGGTTGTGACATTGGAGTCAAAGCTGGTGCTACGCCTACTTTATTTACTACAAACAATGTATTTGTGTATTTTGAGCTTTCTTTACGAGACATTACAATTTGTTGATTTACAAAATTACCAAACTGAGTTGCGATAGCTCCAGCATTCCACATTGGGTTGTTTTTACCTTGTTCAATTGACATTTGGCATGGTATAGAACCTACTGAATCCCATAAGAATAGTAGATCATATGGTAAATTACCTTTTTTCTGTTCTACTAGAAGATCAATAATAAATGCAGCAATATCTTCAATTGAATTTAAAGTACTTCTATCACGATAGATAAAAAATCCATCTTGATCTACTATTTCTCCAGTTTCTTCATTTACAACATCATTGATTTCAAAACCCATTGTTTTCCAGTGATTCCAATCGTGTTTCATCTCGGTAATGATTAATACAGGTAAAACGCCCATTTTTTGGGCGTTAACCGCTACTTCAATAGAAGTAGTAGACTTACCTGTATTACTCTTACCTCTGACCATTGCAACGTGTCCCATAGGAATACCAGGGATAGATAGTGTCTCTTGCAAAGCAGGAGAAAATGGAATCCATTTTTGTTCTTTGAACTTAACATTAGATGCTAGTCCTTTATTCTGTTTAAATTTATCTAAACTAAAAGCAGATTTAATTTCATTACTAGCTGCTTCAGTTAAAGATTTTCGAGTTGTTTTGGCCATGTTTTATTTATTAATCAAAAGGTAAATCAGTTTCATCATCTCCAAATAAATCATCAAATTTATCTGCTGTTGATTTTTTAGGTTCGGGTTTGTTTATTGAAAAGTTAGATTTTGCAGGAGCTGGTGGTAAAATTTCTTCACTTTCCTCTTCACCTTCTTCCGGTGTCAACCAACTTTGAAGTGATTGTTTTACTTCTTCAAAAGTATATTTTTTAAATACTTCTAATGGGTTAGGTTGTACATCTAAAAGTTTTTCTAATTCACCTTTATCGTTTGATAATGGAGATGATTTTAGAGATGGACTGATTGATGTTTTGTTGTAAGCTGTACCTGTAACATCTGGTCCTACTGTGGTGAGTTTGATATCTCTTCCTTCCATGATGTCTGTATAATCTCCAATTTCTTCATCAGCACCCATGTTTAGAAATTCTTGGTATACTTCTTTACCAAATTGCCATAATTTAACACCTTCAGATTCTTCACCTCTTACTATTACCGGAACAAAAATACGAACTTTAGCATCTAATTTTTTAGCTAATCTCCAATTTTCTTTGTCACTTGATTGACGAAGTTGTTTTGCAAATTCTTTAATTGGATCTTTTTCACCCCAATTTGCTGGTGAAGCCATTGTGTTGTTACCAATACCATAATAGAAAGACATTTCTGTGAATGGGAATGATGGGTTAAATTTTGAAGGAACAACACGGACAATTTGTTTTCCTACTGTGGGTTTCCAGAAAATATTTTTCTTCTCCCCGCCTCCGCTATTTCCAGAGGATTGTTTGTTTAACGATTCTAATCGTTTTTTGATTTCATTTAAATCCATTTTTATTTTATTTTAGTTAATGATGTAATGTAATATACAAAATATTGTTTTAAAAACCAAATCTATTTTATAAGTTCTAGAACCCATTGAGATAATTTATACCCAACAAAAGCTCCAAAAGCTGATGAGAATGGGAATATTACTATTTTTCCTAGATCGGTTATATATTTTGGTCTATTGATAATTTTTCCAACATAAGAAAAATAGACAACATAAGCAAATAAAACAGCAACATCTATCTTCATAGCAACTGCTACCACTACAACTGCTGTTAAAAAACCATATAATGCATTATCTATAATTGCCTCTATAATTTCTCTAGAGGTGGCATCTTTCCACTCTTTAATGATTTTTTTATATTTAATCTTCTGTCTCATCTGATTCATCTATATTGAAAATTGAAGATTTAAACAATAGAGTACATAGGAAAAATAATCCAGATGCTTGAAAATAGGTAATATGGTTAATACCGTTTATTGCATTTATAAGACAATAATTCCATAAATAGTATATAGGAATACCATTAACCAATGATACTAATACCATCATAATAAGGAATTTTGCCATACTGTTAATAAAAAGAAGTATATTTTGCATATTTTTAAATTTTTAAATTTTAATTCCACCAACCTAACCATCTGCAATTAGATATTACTTTTCTGAATATCCTGGAATTTTTTATAATTTGAGGTAAATCTTTGAAAATAAAATCAAATACTTCAGTACTTCTGTATTTAACACTGTAGTAAAAATCTTCAAATGTTCTTTTCATTTTAATATTTTATATCAGTTGAAGTATTAAGACCATCAGTATATGTTTTCAAAGTGTCCTTTTTTACTTCTTCTTTGATTTCTTTTGGTTCTACTATAGAATCTACTTTTTTAATAGGCTCTTTTTTTACTACAGGTGTTTCTATTTTTTCAATTTCCATTTTTATGGGTTCAGTTAAAACGAAACCTTCTACAGAATCTACAATTTCTACTTTGGGCTGTTCCCATATTGAAATATCTTTTTTATTTAATATAAAATATGACAAAGCAGCTACTGTTGGGAATGCTATTACAGCTATTCCTAAATATTCAGTTATTTTAAATTTGTTCATGTGATAAATTTTTAACAATTGTTGATAATGAATGTTTTACATTTGAATATATTTCTTTTTCCATTAATTTACGACGTTTTTCCATTTCATTGTCAAACATACTACATATCCTTTTATAGACATTACTACCATGTAAGTTGATATTGTAGCTATATTGGTAGTTGACTACTGTTAATAGATCATCTTGGATAGTAAGAAATATTTGTTGTGAATTACTTTTAATATATCTTTTCTCTGTAATTGGTGAATATAACAATTCAGTAGAATCTTGTGGGATTAAATGTTTACATATTGTAATACATTCTCCTTCATGGTCAATATGGGATTTGTTTGGATTTTCTAAATTAAAAACTTTAATTGTTTTTATACCAATTTTTTGGCAAAAACGTTTGAAAATGTGTTTGTGTTTGTTCATAACTTTTATTTTTTTTATTTATTTTCTTTTAATGATTGTATAAATCTTTTTATCAAATCAATTTCAGCTTGCCTAATTCGATGCATCGTATATCCAGGACTTGTCATTGATTGTAATCTTTCAAGAGTGTGTAATTCTGCTGTCCATTTTTCTATCAAATTCATAATTCTTGTTTTTTTGATTTTTTTACTTTTTTCCGAGATGTAGATATAAGATATATCTGGCTTATAACTAATCCTTCTAAATATTCAACGTGAACGGGTAATGCAGAATCTTTTTCAAAGGCGCTAATTAATCTATTAACAACCTCGATTTGCTCTAATTTATCACATGACATAATAGAACTTTCAATCATTTCAAATGCTTTTTGGTATTCTTCTGTTGGATACATAACTTATTATTTTTTTAATAATATAAATATACGAAAAAAAGCTTGGATAGCCAAGCTTAATTTTAAATTTTACATGTATATGTCTCCTTTAACATCTACCATTTGTCTTATTTCTTCTTCAGAATATTTTTTGGATAGTGGAGTATTACGTAAATCAATATTACCTCCAACTTTTAAATCAGATGGTAATGATGTAATTGGGGTGTTACGTAAATAAAGATTATATCCAACATTTAAACCAGATGGTAGTGATGTAATTTTAGTATTATATAAATTAAGATAACCTCCAACATTTAAACCAGATGGTAATGATGTAATTTTAGTATTACCTAAATCAAGACTACCTCCAACTTTTAAACCAGATGGCAGTGATGTAATTGGGGTACTAGTTAAATCAAGATTACCTCCAACATTTAAACCAGATGGCAGTGATGTAATTTTAGTATTACGTAAAGAAAGACTACGCCCAACATTTAAACCAGATGGTAATGATGTAATTTTAGTATTACCTAAATCAAGATCACCTCTAACTTTTAAATCAGATGGTAATGATGTAATTTTAGTATTACGTAAATCAAGATCACCTCCAACATTTAAACCAGATGGTAATGATGTAATTTTAGTATTACGTAAATTAAGATCACCTTCACCTCCATCCTTTACATATTGTTGAATTTTCTTTTGGGTTGCAATTAGATAATTCTTAGAACGCTCTTCCTTAGAGCGTCTAGGAATCAATATTTTATTATTTAAAAGTTCTAACAATTTTATCATTATGAAATTCCTATTATATCTGTAAATGTTTTAATATCTTTACTACTTATCTGTTTATCTAAACCATCATATCCATCTATTTCACCATCATCTAACACGGTTAATGCTACTACTATCATGTTTTTCCATTTTTCTGGAAAGGCTTGTTTAAGTTGTTCAATCATTTTTGGTGATTTTACTTTAATATAATAAAAAGTAACATTGTTGCTGTAGTA